ATACAAGTACTGTAAATGGTTTTTATATAACCTATGAGGAGGTTACAAATGGCTCAGGACAACATGGTATTGTTCGCGAAGAAACTGAAACTCGAGTCTAAATGGAATGAGTTGTTTCTTGAAAACAAAGGACAAATTACCGCTGAAATGTCTGTTATTGGTGATGAGATCAAAACAGTAATTAGATCAATCATCAGGCAACAGGAAGAGCAAGTCCGAACCAATCCGTTAGATGGTGAAATACATCTTTACGCTGGTTAATTAAGGACTTTACATCGCTGAAAACGTTAATCATTCTTAGAGATCTCTTGCACTCTACACAAATCTAGTATATATATTTTATACTATACGAATTAAATCAGAACATAGACGTGTATAGTCGACGGCCTAGAGACTATGTTCGATAACTAGGAGGATATAATTATGGCAAATACTACTTTTTCTGGACCAGTACGATCAGAAGCTGGTTTTCAGAATGCAACTAAAAACGCAACGACAGGTGCTATCACAACTAGATACACTTCACTAAGACCAGCTAAAACTGGATTAACTGTTAATGACTTAGCAACAGGTGCAACAATTACTTTAACTAATAATGCATTAAATGTTGTTAATTATACAGGTGCGGCTGCTGCTGTAGCTACACTACCTGCTGCAACTTCAGGTTCAGTATGTGTTTATGTTCAATCAAAAGATACAGCAGGAGGAGTTAACACTTTAACTTTCAATTGTGCAGGTTCAGATGTATGGGCAACAGGTTCAGTAATTGAATCTACTAGCTCAAGTGAAATTACATATGATACTTCTGTTGCGAATGAAACTAATTTAGTTTTCACTCCAGCTAACGCAGCTACAAACATTCTAACAACTGGATCCAAAATATACTTTACATGTTTTGAAGATGGTGTTTGGAATATTGATTTTGAAATGACTCAAGCAGCTGCTGCCGTTACTGGCGCATTTGCGTTTGCAGCGTAATAAATAATTAATGTGGGGCTTCGGCCCCACATAAATTTAACGGAGATTAAAATATGAAATCAGATGTAAAAGCAGTAAGAGTTACAGCAACTGGTTCAGTCTTTGCTGGAAGAACTAGATTAAGAGGTATCATTGTTGAAAATACAAATGCTACAACTGCTCAATCTATTACTTTACAAGATACAAACGGAACTCAATTTATAACAAGTTGCCCTGCAGGTGATATCTTTGCATTTAATATTCCTGAAGATGGAATTTTATTCAAAGGTTTTATGACTGTAAATGCAATTGGTGCTGACGTAGCTGCGACTATATTATTAGACAAGTAGGAGGTTAATTAATGGCTACCTCTGGAACAACAACTTTTGAATCAGGTTTTTATATTGATGATATAATTACTGAAGCTTATGAAAGAATAGGCAGATTTGATTATTCTGGTAATGATATAAAAACAGCAAGACGTTCTTTAAACATTATGTTTCAAGAATGGGCTAATAGAGGTTTACATTATTGGCAAGTAAAAAATAATTCAATTACATTAGTTGCTGGTCAAGCAGAATATACAATGTACAGATCAACAGCTGATGGTACATCAGATGCAACAGCTGTATATGGTGTTGATGATATCCTTGAAGCCAGTTACAGAGCATCTAATGTAGATACACCTTTAACTAAAATTAATAGATCAGAATATCAAGCATTTTCAAATAAAACATCTACCGGTGTTCCTTCACAATATTTTGTACAAAGATTTATAAATAGAATAACTGTAACTTTATATTTAACTCCTGGATCAACTGAAGCAGGAAATTTTTTAAATTATTATTATGTAAGTAGAATACAAGATGCAGGAGCTTATACTAATGAAGATGATGTACCTTATAGATTTGTACCTTGTATGGTTGCAGGCCTAGCATTTTATTTATCACAAAAATTTAAACCAGAATTAATTCAACCAATGAAATTACTTTATGAAGATGAATTAAAAAGAGCGTTAGAAGAAGATGGTTCTTCAGCAAGTTCTTTCATAACACCAAAAACTTATTATCCAAATGTCTAGATCAAATGGTAAAT